TTAAACACATTAATAGTATGAAAGCATTAGAATTAAAAGACCTCAAAGCAGGTAACATTTACAAAAAAGTAACTGAAAAAGATACATTAGTACTTGTACAAGTACTATCAGAGGGTAGCAAAGCAATTTGTAATTACTTTTATATCGCTCTCAATGATAAAAATGAATTAATAGCTTCAGAAATAAAAAAAGGCTATTACTTATCAATTGCACAAGGTGATTTTACCATCTGCACTCAAAAAGAGTTCAAAACAGCAATAAAAATGATAAAAAACAGTCTAACATTTTAACAGTACGAATATGAAAATTACAAGTCAATCTTACGAAAAATCAAACAAAATAGAGACAGTTAAATACAGCCGTCTCTCAAAAACAGAGTATAAAGCTCTATTAAACGCCTCTGATATGTACTTAGATAGACAGCGGGCAGGGCAAAAACTATTAAACTATCTTTGTGATAAATACGGTATTTCGCAAATACCATTAATCGTAACAGATACCCCGCAAAAAGGTAATGGTAAATGTAAAATATTAGGTTTTTATAGGCATTTACTGAATACCAAAAAAGGGCAAAGTATTACTATATACAACCTAACAGCCGTTAAAAAGAAAGTAGTATCAATTAAAGTGTTTATTGATACCTTACTACACGAGTTCATACACCATTACGACACTGAATATTTAAAAATTGAAAGCGCACACACAGCAGGTTTTTACAAAAGAATATCAGACCTAAAAAATAAACTATCATAATAAACACCTCAAAGACCTAAGCAAGTCTTTAAACTGCTTTTAAACTCAATTTAATAACTTAAATCAATATCAAAATGAAAGCATTAAACAAACAACAAGAAGTGCAGGTATATTACGAATGGTGCTATAATAATTATGAAGTACGCACCAAGTTAGAACTCAAAGGTCGTGGTATAAAAAAATCAGAATATACAGAAGGAGTTTATTTTGTAACACCAAAAGCACTTGAAAAACTTGAAGAAAAATACACTTGTGCTCGTTACGATGTTCATTCGTTAAACAACTAATCGCAACGCCCTGAGCAAGGCGCAAAAAGGCTCAAAATCTTAGTAATAACCTTAATACCTATATCAAAATGAAATCAGTAACATTAAACATTTACAATTACAAAGAATTGAAAGCTATATCTGAAGATGACGAACATCCTTTGCACGACGAATTAAAAAGCGTATTGGGTAACGTAGAAAGATATCTTTCAGATCATATTCTGAAATGTTATAACGAAAAAAACTACTTTTACAAAGATGATGATGAACATCTTAGAGAAGAATATCGCTACTGTTATGCAGTACCACGCATTGAAGATGAAGATGAACTTGAAAAATTTATCACACGCATAATGCCAGTGGTTGCTGAACATCATCAAATGTACTTTAATGATATGGGGCTACCTATAGAGGTAGACGGCATTCGGTTTGTACCTTTTTACGTAGTAGAAGGTGAAGAGATGTATAATTTAATTTGTCAATATACCGACTACACTGACACGCTATAACACCCGCCCTTGAACCTTTCCAGAGTTTTCCCAGTTCGCTGCTGGCAAGGGCTCAAATTAAACCTTTAAAACACTATCAAAATGAAAGTAGAAACAAAGTACAACGCAAACCAAACAGTGTTCTTTATGCACGAAAATAAAATTAAGAGCGGTGAAATTGCAGTCATAGACATTCACTTAGTAGCTAATGATAATAGCATTAGCATTACTTACAAAATCTTTAATTATCAGAATGATAGATTTAAAGAATGTGAAATTTTCAGCACCAAAGAAGAACTATTAGACTATTTAGCTAACAATTAAAAAAACACTATCAAAATGAAAAATACCGACAAAAAGAACGTTTTTACCCTTGCTTGGCAGTTTGCACGCCAAACAGGGTTATCTTTCAGTGAATGTCTAAAAAAAGCGTGGGCAAATATCAAACTCAAAGCGAAAATGAGTAGCCAAATTGTACGCTTTTACTTTCTCAAGGTAGACGGCTCAACCCGTGAAGCGTGGGGTACATTACGCCCCGATTTACTACCTCCTACCCAGCATAACCGCAAAAGCAATGACACCGTACAAATATACTTTGACACCGAATGCCACGAATATCGCTGTTTTAAGAAGTTCAACCTTGTAAGTATCGCATAAAATCACTATTTTTGCAACAAATAACGCTACTCTAAAAAATTACTAACTTTTTACTAAATCACAAAAGCGTTATATAGCAACAATCGCCGTACCTTTGCATTGAATGGTAAAACCATTCAGCAAGTACTTTGATTTATTGTTACACTTACAAACTAAAAGCATATCATAACATTCAAAAACTAAAACAATATGACGATACAAGTAGATGGCAAACCAGTAGAGGCGTATCACCTCATAATGAAAAAAGAAAATGCCCTTGATATACTCAAAGGCAAAAAGAAAGTAGAAATACGCACTTTTTCCGATAAGTACCTATCAATGTTTATCGACCAAGAAAAGTACAAAGAGTACCAAGAAAAACTCAAAGAGCCCGATTTTCAAGGCGTCGACGAAAATGGCGTATTAGAGTTTGATAAAACTATCAGAACAGATATAAAACACATCTACTTCACCAACTACAATAAAACGTGGAGCTTGATAGTTAAAATACACTCATTCTACACTCTATCTATGATTAAAGACGATATAGCGTTTTTAGCTGAAAATTTCGACTTTCACGACTACGATAACGAGTGGCAGCAGTTTGAGGGTAAAGAATTAGACGAAGTACCCGCTTTCTTTGCTATATACCTTGATAAGGTAATAAGCCACGAAGGCTTATAGTAATAAATCACAAACCTACAAAGATCTGTAAGTGTAACAGCTTGCAGACCTTTTTTTATTGTTTAATTTTAATACTTTTCAATTATGGGAGAACCTTATGCAGTACGCCACACAAATGGTAAAAGAACGGTCTATAAGACTAAGGCAGACTATGAAAGAGGCAAACTCGCCTCTTTTGGTAACGGTAATCAAAGACTTAAAAAAGCATTCGCTATCTAATCTTTTAGTCTATGCTTAACCGTGCACAGCAAATCATCGAGCAAATCGCTCAAAAAACCAGCAAGGTGATACTTTTTCACTCTATGAGTGGCAAGGATAGTATCGCCTTGCTAAATTTGCTATACCCCCACTTTGAAAAAGTGGTATGTGTATTTATGTATGTAGTCAAAGACCTCGACCATATCGCACGATATATGCACTACATCAATAAAAAGTACCCAAAAGCACAAATCATTCAAATACCTCACTTCTCTGTATTTTCATACATCAAAACTGGATACTTGGGGCACACACAAAACGAAAAACAACGCCTATATACTCTTGCTGACCTTACCGATAATATTCGCCAAAAAACAAATATAGAATGGGCGGTATTCGGATTCAAACAGTCCGATAGTATGAATCGTCGTGTAATGCTCCGTACTTATGAAAGTGAAGCTATCAACGAAAAGAATAAAAAAGTATATCCACTATCCACTTATAAGAATAGCGATATAATAGAGTATATCAAAGCCGAAAAGATCATCACTCCCGAAAAGTATGGCAATAGCCAATCATCAGGTACAGATATAACCGACCTCCATTATTTGCTATTCCTACGCAACAACTACCCCAATGACCTTAAAAAGATAATCAACGAGTTCCCATTAGTAGAACGCAAATTATACGAGTACGACTATGAAACAGCTAAAACAATCTGAAACCCTCACCATAAACCGCTCCCAAATCAATCTAAATCCCTACAACCCTAAAAAGCACACCGATAAGGAAATCAAAAACCAACTCGCCAACCTCAAAAAGGTAGGCTTCAATGGGGGTATAAAGTGGAACAAGGTAACGGGTAATCTTATAGACGGACACCGTCGTATCAAAGCAATGGATATGTATTACAAGTATGATGGCACTCCTGAAACCAACTACAAAGTAAAAGTAGAAGCAGTTGAATTTGACGAAAAAACCGAAAAGGAACAACTTACCTACGAGGCTCTTGGTAACACCCGTGCCGATTATTCCCTTGTAGCTGAATACATCAATGATATAGACTATACCAATTTAGGATTAAGCGACTATGATATTAACGAGCTTTCTCATTTTGTAGTAGATATAAACGACTACACCCCTCAAGTAGAAACTTACGACGACCTCATTACCACTCCACAAGTAGAAGCAAAGGACTTGTCTACTTATGAAGATAAAAAAGAACAAGTCAAACAGATGAAACAACAAGTAAAAGAGAAAGCTATAGAGCGACAAAAGAACGAAGATGCTTTTATCACTCTATCCTTTTCATCTTACGAAGCCAAATCAGCATTCTGTGAGATTATGGGTATAGACCCTGACGAACGTTTTGCAAAGGGCGAAACCGTCCTTAATATGATAGAATAGAAAAAACACAAAAGTAACAATCACTATGAAAGTCAGAAACTGTAAAAAACCAACCCTCAAAAAATTCAACGAGATAGCCGAAAAAGCAGGCGGAAATATATCCACAATAGCAAAGGCTTTCAACGTAAACAGAAAAACTGTATATGAATGGGCAAAAGAAGATACCGATTTTCAAGATGTAATAGATGACCAGCGCGGGCGTATATTAGACGATTGTATAGCTACCTCACGTGTGCTCGCACGCGGTATCCCTATCTTAGATGAAAATAAGAAAATAGTAGGCTGGGAAGAACGCCCCGACAGTCAAATGGTACGTTACCTAATGAGTACATTAGGGCGCAAAGAGGGGTTCGGTGAAAATATAGACCTCACCACCGCTGGCAACCCACTATCATCAAACATCAATATCGAGATAATCGACAAACGCGAACAAGTACGCACCGACGATGACGATACAAACAACTAACATATACGCACAAGTTGATAAAGCTATTAAGAAGGGTTATACTACCGTATCAGCACAAGGCTCCAGCCGTAGCTCGAAAACATATAATATTCTTATTTGGCTCATCATCTATTGCCTTTCGCATTCTCGCACGCGCCTTTCTATCGTCCGTGCCACACTACCAGCACTCAAAGGCTCGGTATTTATTGACTTTAAGGAAATACTATACAAGTTAAACGTATTCGATGAATCCTGCCTCAACAAGTCCGAAATGATATACACATTTCCTAACGGCTCGTGGGTAGAGTTCTTTTCCACCGATAGCGAACAAAAATTAAGGGGTCGTAAGCGCGATATATTATACGTCAATGAAGCCAACGAACTCAAGTTTATCGAGTTTCAACAGCTAAAAATGCGTACTACCCAATTCACTATTGTCGATTATAACCCCTCATTTTCCGATGACCATTGGCTGTGTGAACTCAATAAAGACTCTCGTACCTATCATTTCATTTCCACCTATAAGGATAACCCCTTTTTGGAACAAACAATTATTGATGAAATTGAGAGCTTACAACACAAGAACAAATCGCTTTGGCAGGTATACGGATTAGGACAACAAGCAATGATTGAGGGGCTTATCTTTGAAAAGGTTACCATTGTGGAGGATATACCTATTTGGGCAAAGAAACGTTTTATAGGGCTCGACTTTGGTTTTACTCACGACCCTACCGCTATTGTGGAAGTAGCTTTTTTGGATAACAAGGTATATATTGATGAAATATGCTACCAAACGCAAATGCTCACCACTGACATTATCGAAGCCCTTCGACCTTATCGTAACTACAAAATCATTTCCGAAAGTGCCGACCCTCGATTAGTGAAAGAAATAAAAAATGCTGATTATAGTATTGTGGCGGTAACCAAAGGACAAGGTTCGGTAATGGAAGGGCTTACCAAAATGTTAGAGTACGAAATATGTATCACCCGCCGAAGCGAAAACATCATCAAAGAGTTTAAGAATTACACCTATGCACAAAACAAAGACGGCACATTCCTCAATGTACCCATTGATGCTTTTAATCACGCTATAGATGCCACCCGTTACGTATTCTTAGAAGAAATATTAGGACGCAACCGCAAACCTAAAGACCTAACAGGTATATTTTACTAATGAAAATCAATAATACTGACATACAAACCCTAAATGCTAAACTTGTAGAGGGTTCAATAGCAAGCCTCCTCTCATACCCTGCCCTTAAAGTACCCAATAAAAATGATTGGGCAGAGGAAAGTGGTACAGAGTATGACCTTGCCAGTCCACAACTGTCGGCGAAGGAGCTCACTCTACAACTATTACTGCCTGAAAGTAAATATAGCCAGTTAGTAACGATCCTTACTGCTAATGCGTATGCTGACTATACCTTTAAGCAGTTACAGCGTACCTACAAGCTCCGCCTTGTGGGGCTCAACAAAGTACAAACTAATGGTAATTATATAGTAGCTGACATTCGTCTTTCAGACGATAATCCGTTACAGAATTACACCTACCAAGCCCCAACCCTAACCGCTCACAATGTAGAAACCTATATTGACGGCAAAAATCTAACTCAATACGGCATAACCCTATTAGAAGGCACTCAGCAGGAAATCATAACAGCAGGTAATGCCAAAACGTATTTCACCGCACAAAACAGCACAATGAGCGGACTTGTTTCAGTGAATGCACCCGTTACTATTCAGGAGCGAACAGCTACTCTCAAATGCTTTATGTACCTATCTATTACCGACTTTCTCAAAGGGTATTACGCCCTGCTTTATGATTTAGTGCGACCCAACGCCCGAACCCTAAAATACGACAACAAGGAATATCCTTGTATCTATAAAGACGGCAAAATAACCGAACTATACATTGATACACACCTAATATGGTGCAAATTCGACTTACAACTAACAATTGTCTAACAACTAACAGCTAAATAATATGCAAATCAATTTCAACGCCACCCATATAGACATTCTCCCCACTGATGAGAGCTATCGTTACCGCTCTATAATGGGCGAGCATACGCTTACCTTATATTTTTCGTTATCCACCTATACAGAAATTCCTACTGGTGCGTGGTGCGAGTTTGCTAATGAGCGTTATACCCTTAACCAGCCTGCTAAAATCGTAAAACATAACACACGAAACTTTGAGTATACCCTCACGATGGACAGCGAAGGCGCAAACCTCAAAAACTACAAATTTCGCAACCCCAACGATAAAACCCTAAAATTCCCTTTCACCGCCTCACCTCGCT